GCCGGCCCTCATGGTCGGCTCGCGCCGGCGGATTGAAGTCGAGCCAACGCCTAATCGCGAGCTCGGCCGCCGACGCGAATTCGTGCTCCGCCTCGGGCGGAAAGTCGCCCGTCCGGATCTCGGGATGCCGCTCGGCGACGACCCGCCAAAAGGCGATCATCGCCGCCTCGGCGAGCTCCTCGAGCTCCCGTAGGTTGATCTCCATCTCTGCTACTCCTTCTGTTGTTGGTGCGATAAGTGGGGCCCGTCTGTTTCGGGGCGGGCCCCATCCCCGCCGGCTTTAGGTGATCCCTTGCGTGGCTCACACCCTGCGCGCCGCCGGCGCACGTCCGAGGATTAGGCTCCTCGGCGAGCCTCTCGCTCCGAAGTAACCCGCGGCGAGCAACGGGGGCCGCGCGCCGGCCTATGCCTACCCTCGAGGGGGCCGGCTAGTGTGGCCGTCTCGGCCCGTTTGACGGGGCCCGGCTTCTATTCCGGTGGCCGGCGCGCGACCGTGAGCTCCTCCCCGCCTTCCGCTTCGGCCCGAGGGCCTTCTCATCGGTTCGCCGAGGAGCGAGCTCACACTTTGAGGACGAGGCTCTCGTTGAGAGTCGCCGGCCGCTACTCGCCTCGCCTACCCTCCCCCCATCGTCCGGACTCCGGGGCTACTCTCGGCTCGACTTTGGCGACGGTTACGGCTTCACTCGCACGCTTGCCTCCACCCTCCTCGCGCCTTCATTCAGGGATCGCCGATCCTTCTCAGATCGGACGTGATCGTTAGCCGTCAGGGCGCGACTCAATGGGTCCGGGGCGACGGTTCCTCACCGTGGCGGCTCCCAACGGGAGCCTCGTCCTCCGACGCTCGAGCGCCGAAGTCGCCTCGCTGGGATTGACACTCAAACTAGCTGCCCGGCCCGCTAAACCCGAGTGAGGATCGCGGAGACTCACTCGACCTTCGGCACCTTCGCCCGTGCAAGGCAAGAGCTCGAATCGCTCCAGATCAATGACGGGGCCCGCGGCCAGCCATACGAGACGACCTCGACGCTCTCGCGTCCAAGTCTTCCTCCCGGCCGAAGCCTTCGCCTCTCTCGAGGGCGGGCCGTGGAGGTGGCCCTTGGCTCCTCTCGCTCCCGATTTCTCCCGGGAGAGGAGCCCTTCCGGATCCTCCTTGATCCTGTTTCCTTCTTCCTTACGGGTATAACTATAGCGGACCCGTAAGGGTTTTGGGTGTGAGGGTCATCACACAACCTCGGCCGGGAGATCGGGAGCGCGTCGCGTCAGAGCCATCCTAAGCCCTTCTAAGCGCGCGAGCCTCCCACCGGCCCAATCCCCCACGCGACCCTCTCGACGGCTGGGAGCCGCAGAGAGGCGCAGCGAGAGCCGCCTTCTCGCCGACACCGCCCCGAGCGGACGCCCCCGCCTCGAGGCGCAAGCGCGAGAGCTCGCAACGAGCGAGAGTCCGCGCACAACACCCGAGCTCTCGCCTATGCTCCGCGCCGTGGGGTGACGTTGAGCGCGTCCTCCCGTAGCCGGCCCCCGTGAGATATCGGGGGCCGTTCTACGTCCGGAGCGTATCCTCGAGGCGTCCCGCTACAGGAGGAGAAGCATGAGCACCGGAGCGCCCGAGGAGCCCGCCAAGCCCTTCGACCAAGAACAGCCGATGCCGCTCCCCGACGAAGCCCCGCCCGCGCCGGCCGCGCCCGCCGGCGAGCCCGCGCCCGGGCCCGACACCGAGGAGCACGACACCCTCGAGGAGAACGACGACGATGGCCCGGAGGAGTAGCAACCGCCCCGCCTACGCCCGCAACATGAGCACCCGCGAATACGGGCTCCCGATCACGCGCACTTGGCGAGGCGCAAATTACGCCTACCCTCGAGGAGCCGGAGCCGACCGCGGCAAGCGCCCGAGCTACCCACTCCGCCCGAAGTCAAGAGCTCGAGCCGCCCGCACCTACGCCGCGCGCAAGGACACCGCCGGGACCATCGGCCACGTCGATAACGCCATCCGCCACATCTACGGGAGCGTCCGCGCGATCTACACCGGGCCCGGCCGCGCCACGCCCACCCGCCGGCGACGCCCTCGAGGGTAGGGGGTGCCCGCGACCAAGGGGGGTGTCCGGAAGACGGGGGGTGTCCGGGAGAGGGGGGCGGCCGTGGGAGTGTGCGCCGTGCCCCGGTGCCCGGAGCCGGCCGTCCACAACGGACGATGCAAGCGCCATCAGAATCGAGGACCGCGGCGCAAGATCAAGCCGGCGCTCAAGAAAAGAATCCTCGCTCGCGATCATCATCGGTGCTGGATCTGCGGCGAGCTCGGAGCCGACTCCATCGATCACGTCGTCAGAGTCAAGGCAAAAGGATCAGACGATGAGCGCAACCTACGCGCGGCTCACCTTCGATGCAATCTCCGCCGGCAATAAGCGACGTGGGGAGAGCCCCCCCGAGCGTAGGGGGGAGAGGGCGGGGTCAGTCGCCGCGAGGAAAACCCCGCGGCTTTTGGGCCGCGTGGGATGATCCCGGCGGATGACGGCCAACCCGGAGGGAAACCGACGCCGGCGCTCGTTGAGCGAGCGAGAGCTCGAGCTCGTCATCCACGAAGCCGCTCGAGGGGGCTCTTGGAACGCCGCCGCGTGGCTCCTCGAGCGCAAGTGGCCGATCCGGTGGGCGACGTGGAGCACGCGCAAGCCGCCGGCGGATATGTCCGCGCCTCCGGAGCCCGAGCCCGATGAGGACCGCTTCGGCGAGGTCGTCGCCCTCGCGCGCCGTCGCTCGCGCCGACCTTCGTGACTTCGGCCACTTCGTAGAGCTCCTCGAGCTCGAGCAGGGGCGGCCGATGAGCCTCGAGGCCTTCCAACGCGCGATCCTGCGCGACCACTTCGCCGGCGCGAGAGAGGAGCTCGTCCTCCTCCCTAAAAAGAACGGGAAGACGACCCTCCTCGCGGCGCTCGCGCTATTCGAGCTCTTGGCCGTCCAAGACGCCGAGGTCGTCGTCGCCGCCGCGTCGCGCGAGCAAGCGATGATCCTCTACGACGCCGCCGTGGGCTTCATCCGCCGGAGCTCCGGCTTGCGCGAGCGGCTCAAGCCGCAGGCCGGCTACCGGATGATCCGCAACCTCGAGGACGCCGGCCGGATCCGCGTCCTCGCCGCCGACGTTGACACCGCGGACGGGGTGAGGCCGACGCTCGCGCTCGTTGACGAGCTCCACCGCCATCGCTCCGCCGCGCTTTACGGCGTCTTCCGCGACGGCCTTGGGCCGCGAGGTGGGCGCATGATTACGATCTCCACGGCGGGCGAGCATGAGGGCTCTCCTCTAGGTCAGATGCGCGCGCTCGCCCGCCGCCTCGAGGACCGCCGCCGGCGCGGCGCATACCTGCGCGCGAGCTCCCCGGACGGCTCCTTCGTCCTCCATGAGTGGGCGCTCGAGGACGGCGACGACGTTGACGATATGCGCGTCGTCAAGCGCGCCAACCCCGCGTCGTGGCAAACGCTCGAGCTCCTCCGCGAGCGCCACGACTCGCCGACGACGCAACGATGGCAATGGGCGCGCTTCGCGTGCGGGCTCTGGGTCAGCGCCCAATCATGGTGGCTCGATCCCGAGCAATGGGCCGCCGCGATCACCGAGGACCGTCTTCAACCCGGCGACCGGATCGCCATCGGCTTCGACGGAGCGCGCGTCGGCGACGCCACGGGGCTCGTCGGATGCCGCGTCTCGGACGGGCTCCTCGAGCCGCTCGGGGCGTGGGAGGATCCCGCCGATGGCCGGCCGTGGGAGGTGCCCGCCGGCGAGGTCGAAGTCGCGCTCGAGTCCGCGATGGAGCGCTACCGCGTCGTCCGCGGCTACTTCGACCCGCCGCTCTGGCAATCCGAGATCGACCAATGGGCCCGCGACTATGGCGAGCGCGCCGTCATGCGCTTCGCGACCAAGCGGGGGCGGATGATCGACGCCGTGGAGCGCTTCCGGACGGATCTCGCCGCCGGCCGGATTCGTCACACCGGCGACGAGACGCTCTCGCGTCACGCGCTCAACGCCCAGACGCGCGAGGTCAGGGGCGGCTACTGGCTCGCGAAGCCCGGGGCGGGGCCCGCGGACAAGATCGACCTCGCCGTCGCGAGCGTCCTCGCGTGGGAGGCGCGCGCCGACGAGCTCGCGGGCCAACGTCCCGCCGGCGAGCTCCTCACCTTCTGAGCTCTTACGTCTCACTTCGAGAGGTGTGATATCATGGTGGGATGGCTAATCCCGAAGTGATATCACCGGATGCGCCCGGTCAGAGCGCAGAGCAGGACTTCGGCTACGTCGAAGCGAAGGGCGCGACACTCCGCGCGCAACGTAAGGAGCGGGCCGGCAAGATCGCCGAGCTCCGCCGCCAAGCGGACGGCGCGCGCGAGCGAGCCAAGAAGGCTCAAGCCCGCTTCGAGCGGGCCGTCGTCCTCGAGAGCTCGGCGCACCCCGAGCGCGTCGATTGGTATGAGTACCCCGGCGAGCTCCCGCGCAAGCAACTCCTCGAGGCCGCGCGCCTCAACACGACGGGGCTCCATCGGATCATGGAGCGCTATCGCAAGGAGCGCGAGCTCGCACGCAAGCGGCGCAACGGCCGCTAACCCCCGAAGGCGAGGCCGGCTCACGCCGGCCTCGTCCTCCACCCCCGAGCGTAGCTGTTTCACCGTCGCGTAAAACGTGAAACCCGCCGGCGCGGCGAGTAGCCTCCGCGCAAACCTCGAGAGGAGCCCGATGAGCGTTAGCGCAGACCCGCAAGACGGCTTATTTGATCGCGAGCTCGGCGGCGCGGAGGAGCTCGAGAAGGCGCTCGAGAAGCGCCAAGCCCAGAAGGAGAGGGCGAGCCGGGCCCGCGCCGACTACGGCAAGGCCGACGAGAGCGCCCGCGCGCTCCTCGGCGAGTACGACCTCGAGGAGGGCGAGACGGTCCGATGCGGCCGCTTCCGGCTCACGGTCAAGCGCCGGCCGAGCCGCTCCGTCGCCTTCGAGACGGAGGAGAAGCTCGCGACGCTCATCTCGCTCCTCCCGGAGGACTAGGCGATGGAGGCGTCGGACGCCCTCGGCGAGGATCTCGAGGAGCAACGCGACCGCCTCCTCGGCGAGCTCGCCGACCAACGCGCGCGGATCGCGGATCTCTGGGCTTGGTATCGCGGCCGGCAAGACCTCCCCGACGTGCCCGCCCACTATCAGGCCGCCTACCGGCTCTTTTTGGATGAGGCGATCACGCCGTGGGCCCGGCTCGTCGTGGATGCGATCTCGGAGCGTCTCCGCGTGCAGGGGATCCGCGGCGCGGACAATCCCGACGCCGCCGGCGACGCTTGGCGGGCCTTCACCCGCGGCCGGCTAAACGCCGATCAACGCCTCGTCTACACCGAGGCGCTCATCGGAGGCGTCGGCTACGTCTCGGTCGGCCGGCTCGACGGCGACGAGGCGCGGATCGTCCCGGAGTCGGCCTTCGAGGTGTGCCATGAGCCCGATCTCGCCGACCGTCAGCGCGTCGCCGCGGCGCTCAAA